ATACAGTATCAATTGCAAGTATAAATGAAGTATCGAAAAGAATTTTAACTATTACAACTGCTGAATCTACAATAGCTACATTTAGTGCAGCTGTTGCTTCAGCTGGACATTATGTTGCAAGTGAGGTTAGATACATAAGATTTACTAATCTAATGGCAAGTGGTGATAATTTTATTACATTGACATTTAGGAATCAAGATAATGATGAAGTAGCTATTAAACTTGATGCAGGACAATCTTTTATATGGAATGGTGATAATAGTAATGGAATGACAGCTGTTTTTAATGCAACTCAAGATGCTGATGCTGCTTCTGATACAGCTTTTGGAAGTTTAACAAATATTCAAGCTGATGCAAATAGTGGTTCATGTGATTTAGAAATGCTTATAGCAAGTGTATAAAATAGGGAATAAATAATGGCTTGGGATTTTGCAGCAGAAATACATTCTTTATCAGGATTTGATGCCGATTTGGCTGGAACAACAGGCTCAATAAGTGGTGAAAATTTATCACTTCATGCTACCCAATGGTTGACTGATGGTGCTAAAGAAGTAATAAATTTACTTCCTATTAATCTTCAGAAGTTGTGTACATCTATGCAAACATTTACATCTGTAGTTGCGGGCTCTGAGGCTACAACTTTAAATACTGGAAAGATACTTTCTGTATTTGCTGGTGACCAAAGTTGTAGAAAAATTGGAAGTATTAATAAATATAAAGTATCTGATTCTGGAAATATTATGTATGCAACATCTACTGATCCAGTATATTATATTGAAGCAAATAAGATAAATGTACTCCCAGCTGGATTATCATGTAAATATGAAGAAGTTCAATATCCAGCTGTATCATTTGATGATACTGCGATTTCAGTTTTTCCAGATGAAGCCGAATATTTAGTAGTACTATATGCTGCTGTAAGGGCAGTTCAAGATAGAATGTCATCTGAGGCTATAAATGAAGACTCAGAACTTTATGCATTACATTCTGATAAATATGCAAAGCTATCAGCTGAATATCAAAGAGGATTAGCAGCTTTAAAAGGTGGTAAACAATGACAGTTAAAGAGATAGTTTCACAAGTAGAGATGTTATATGGGAAGAAATCCCATACATATTTATTTAGACTTATAAATGATGCTATATTAGACATGTCTTCGGAAGTACAACAATTCTCAAAGACAGCAAAAAAGACATTAACACAGTATCAAAGGTGGTATCCTTTAAAAGATTTTACCGATGTTAATGGTGGTTCTGCAACGGATATAATTGATATATATAGAGTTGAAATATTGGATAATGATAGTAGGTATAATCTTATTCCTAAAATAACTGATCAGGATAAATTGTTAAAAGATGATACTGATGATAGTACATTTAATCATTCAAATACAACAGGAGATGTAACAAGTTAATGGCACTTAAAGATTACCCAAATAATAGATTCGGATGGTTCTTAGATAATGAAACACAGCATGGTGCACGTGTTTGCATTTTAGTTGATAGAGCCTCAACAGATACAACAAATAAAAATGGTAATTATGATACATATAATGAAACAAGTATAACAGATGGCATTCGTATTCATTACCATGCAAAGTACCCAGAAGTAAATTCATTAACGGATGATCTTTCTGGTTTTGGGACAGCAGCAAATTCAAGTTGGATTGATAGTGGATTACACTCAGCTATACTTGATTATGTAAAAGCAAGAATTGAAGAAGATCATGGAGCGTTTGATAAAGCTGGATTTTTTATGAACAAATATAAACAGAAGATTCATAAGTATCCACACCGAAAATCTGGTGTAAGGCAGTTAAGCGTACCAAATATTTAATAACAACAACAAATATGCCCATGAGAATTGTCAAGCTCGGTAAGGCATAATAGATAGGAGAAAACAAGATGGCAAGTGGTTTACATAAATTTACAGTAGTAGAATCAGGAAATGTTGGATTAGGACAAGGTGGTGCTATATTTGAAGATAGTACAACCGTTATTTCAAGTAAGAAAATTGTAGCAATACAATTTGTAGATGATTCTGCTTTTACAACACTTACCCCAAGTACATCAGATTTTATTGGAACAGCAGGAGGAAATGGTGATGCAATAGATTCTGATAATGTATTTCCAGCAGGTATGGTAATATATGGACAATGGACTGCATTTACACTTTCAAGTGGTTCTGTTATTGCATATCAAGGTGGATTTTAATGCTTGGATTATCAACCTCTATCCTTAAAGGGGTAACTACATTACGTGCATATATTAAGGATGGTCTTAAACTCTATATGCCTTATAGAGGTGGTCATTCAGATGAAGTAAAATTCGTAGGCACAGGTTCTACAAGTTTTGATGGAACAAATGATTATGTATCTGTTGCAGATGATGCTACTTTAACGTCTGCAAGTGGGTTTTCAATAGCTTGTTGGGTTAATCTAAGCACTATTGCTGGAGATATTGCAATAATTACAAGGAACTCAGACCTTACTACTTTTAATTCTAGTAGTGAATTTTTCATCATTAATGATGATGGAATAGCTGAGTTTAAGGTTATTGACCAGACTAATAATGCAATGATTGGAAGAAAGACAGGGACAGTTTTTACAGTTAATACTTGGCATTATATTGTTTGCACTTATAATGGTGGAACTACTTCGGCTGGGTGTAAAATATATGTAGATGGAGTCCAAGCAGATACAAGTGATGAAACTGCTGGAAGTGGTTTTGCATCTGTGAGAGATTCAGGTCAAGAACTTCGTTTTGGTGAATTTGCAGATGGTGGTGAAGATTTTACTGGCAATATGAAAAATATAGCTTTCTGGTCTCGTGCATTAACAGCTACCGAAATACAGAATGTAATGTATAAAACATATGATGAAGTAGGTGGTAGACTTGCATCTGGACTTGTTAGTTGGTGGATATTAGAAAGTGATTATACTGATTCTAAGGGTTCTAATGATGGTACTAATACTGGCACTACTCAAAATGCAGATATATATGGTGGCGATACTCCAGTAAAACCAAGGGCAATAGATAATGCTCCCACAGTACAGGCAGATGCAATTGGTGCTGGGAGTGCAAGTTTTGTTGCAGCCAGTAGTAATTATGTTGCCATTGGAGATATAGGTGTAAATGCTTATGCTATATGTATGTGGTTTAAGTCTAATGCAGTAATAACCTCTTCATCAGGTGGTAACAAATTTCTGATGAATTTAAATAGTAATACTTATCGTGGAATTGTTCTTGGTAGTTTTAGTGTTTCTGCTACTAATGAACTTATAACTATAGTTGATGATGATGAGCATATGTCCTATTATGCAAGTGCTTCAGAATCAATATCTACAGATTGGCATCATCTTGCTCTTTCATGGAACTCAACTGATACTACTTATGATATATATTTAGATGGTGTTCTTAAACCTAATACAAAATATTCAACACCTGAATTAATTGATGTAGATAATTTAGAATTTGGAAGAAGAGGAAGTGGTAGTGGGTATTGGGACGGCAACATCTGTCAAGTAGGTATATGGGATGCAGCCCTCAACCAAGCACAAATCCAAAGTATAATGGAAAAGACATATGATGAACTTACAACTTCAGAGAGAGCAGACTTAGTATCATACTGGCCATTGGATGCAGATGGTACAGATTCACATGGCTCTAACAATGGGACACTAGAATAATGGC